ATGGGCAATAAATAAATTAGGTGTTGCGGGTTGGTGGAAAATTCCAAAATCAGAACATACATTGACTTTCTTACCTAGCGGGCAACAATTTCTTTTTGGTGGTCTTGATGATGCACAAAGTTTAACATCTATCACGGTTGCTGATGGATATTTGTGTTGGGTGTGGATTGAAGAGGCATTTCAAATCACAAGGGAAGATGATTTTAATAAACTTGATTTAAGTATTCGTGGAAAGTTACCTGATGTTTTATACCATCAATTCATTCTTACATTTAACCCGTGGAGTGACAAAAGTTGGATTAAAAAGCGGTTCTTTGATAAGCCTGATGAAAACACCCTTGCGATGACAACTAATTATATGATGAATGAATTTCTTTCAGAGCAGGATAAAAGAATTTATGAAATAATGAAAGAAAGAAACCCTAGAAGATACAAGATTGAAGGCTTGGGTGAATGGGGTATTGCTGAAGGTCTTATTTATACCAATTGGAAAGAAGAAGAATTTGATATTGATGAAATATTACAGAAATATGCCAATGATAAGACGGTAGGAGGCTTGCCTGCTCTAGTGAGCGTGAACGGTGTAGACTTCGGTTATAACGACCCGACCGCATTCGTTGGAGCGTATGCTGATAGAAAAAGATACAAGATTTACATTTACTTTGAATATTATGAAAGACAGATGGAAAATAAAAAGATTGCAGGTGCTTTGATTAGTGCGGGATTTGGTAGAAGTAAAATCCTTGCTGATAGTGAAGACCCTCGTACAATAAATGAACTAAAACTGCTTGGATTATACGGTATTAAAGGTGCTAAAAAGGGTGCTGGCAGTGTTGTTGGTGGAATTCAGAAATTGCAGGATTATGAAATAATAGTTCACCCTAGATGTGAACACACAATTGAGGCACTATCTAATTACGCTTGGAAAAAAGATAGAATGACTGATAAAATTGTAAATGAACCTGAGCATGATTTTTCTCACATTCCTGATGCTTTGCGTTATGGTTGCGAGGATTTACAGAAATTTGGAATTCAAGTGTAGTAAAATTGAATTATTTATATATAATGGGAGTTAGGTATGGAAAGGATAACAAGAACAAAAAATGGAAATATTGTTATTTATAAAAATAATAACACTTTCATTCTTGATGCAGATAAAAACGAAAAATTAAGTGATGAACAATTGCAGGAAATTGCAAATAAAATAAATAAAGGAGTTGAAGATGGAAGAGCAGAAGATTGAAAACGTGGTGTTTTCAAAAACTTTATCCCCTAAAGAAATAACACAAATTATTGTTTCAAAAAATAAGGGAAATCCTAAGATTGCTCAAATGAATGAGGCTGATAAATATTTTGAAACAGAAAATGAAGAGATAAATAAGAAAACCCGTGTCTATTACGATAAGGATAGAAAACCTATTGATAATCCAAATGCTTATAATGCTAAGATTGCATCTAATTTTTTAAGGATGCTTGTTGAACAAAAGCAGGATTATGGATTTGCAAAATCATTTATTATTAAACTTTCAACCGATAAGGAAAAAGAAGTTAATCTTAAAGAAGATGGATATGGCAAGGAATGGAAAACATTTTGTGATGATGTTTTATTTGAAATGGCAAGAAACCTTGCAGGGCAGGCAGTAAATCACGGTTTAACTTGGTGCTATGTTTGGATTGATGAAGAAGGTAAATTAAAATTAACTGAAGTTCCTGCACAATACGTTTATCCTGAATGGAAAGATAGACGGCATACCGATTTGAATAAATTGGTTTATCATTATTTTGTAAATGTTTATGAATCAATAAATCCAACAACTAAAGAATATGCAGAATATTGGGATGATAAAGAAAGAATTCTTTTTAATGTTTCTAACAGTTATGATGAAGAGGCAGTAACAAAAGATGAAGAAGGTAATTTTATTCATTCACATTTAACTCAGGGTAAAGATAAGTTAAGTTGGGATAAAATACCTTTTATCTGTTTTAAGGGTACAGATGATGAAAAGACCCTACTTTCATTCATTAAGCCTGAAATTGATGCCTATGACGAATTAAATAGTAAATCTGTAGATGGTTTGGTTGACGACCTCGACCCTCTGCTGATTATCAAAGGTGTTTCACCTGATGTTAGGGATTTACTTGAGGCAAGGGAACTTGCAAAAATGACCCGTACAGTGTCACTTGATACTGATGGTGATGCACACTATATTCAGGCACAAACACCCGTGCAGAATCACTTGCAGAAAATGGAAAGTTTAAGGCGGGATATTATCAAATTTGGATATGGTATTGATTATGAGGATAGCCGTTTTGGTGGTAATCCTAATCAGTTAGTAATTAAATCACTTTATCAGAATCTTGATACTTACATGGATGGCTTGGAAAGACATTTTCAGGATTTTATTAATGATTTGAAATACTTCTTTGATAAGTGGTATGAATTTTCACACAAGGGCAGTTTTGCAGAGGCACAATTATATAATGTGCGTGTTGAACTTGACCGCTCTATGATGATAAATCAATCAGCACAAATTGAAGATACTGTAAAACTTGGACAAACGGGTGTTTCAAAAAGAACCCTGCTTGAGTTTAATCCCGTTGTTCAAGATGTGGATATGGAAGAGGAAAGAATTAAAGAAGAGCAGAAAGAAAATCAGCAGAATGAATTGTTTAATTTTGCTGAAAGAACCAACATTGAAAATGGTGGTGAATTCGAGCCTGAAGAACCTGAAGAAAAGGAAGATGAAAATGGGCAGTTACAAAAATCAAAATAACATAAAGTGTTGTGCCAATTGCAAATACAGTTTTATGCGAATTGGTACAATGTTGCATTGCAATAATAAAAATGAATGGCTGAAGGAATCAGCAGTTCAGGATATTGGTATATGTAATAGTTTTGAATTTGCTATTGATAAAGGAGTTGAAAATGAAAAATAAGAGTTATTCAAAATGGGTAAAATTAATTATTGTTGTTCTTGCAGTAATTGCTTCAGTTCTAAAATGGTTTGGAATTATGGGAAATGCTAGTATTGGTGAAATATGGCAAGTTGCAGGATTTGCCTATGCTATTTCACTTGGTACTATGGATTTGAACATTATTAAAGATTCATGGACAGAAAAAAAATCATAAACAAAGGAATTAAAATGACCCTGATAGAATTCATAAACAAATATATTAATACAAAAGTTGATTTTGATGGTGTGTACGGTGCTCAATGTGTTGATTTAGCAAGGCAATATTGGAAAGAAGGATTGGGAATTCCTGAACATACGGGTGCTTGCTTAACAACGGGTGGTGCAAAAGATTTATATCTTGATTATGATAAAATGCCACTTGAGAAAAAATATTTTAAGAAGATTCCTGCATCCAAAAAGATTTTAATCGGTGATACTGCTATTTGGAATTCAACCGAAACAAATAAATATGGTCATGTTGCAATTGTACTTGGTGAACTTTCAGATAGTTTAATTGTGTTTGAACAAGATGGATTCAAGCAGGATGGGGCAAAATTAAATATTCGCAGTAAGAAAAATCTGTTAGGTGTTCTTAGATTTAAGAATGCCTTATAAATGTTGACAAAACCGAGTGACCGTTGTAGATTGTTACATAGCGGAGGTAAATCGTGGGTAAAAGTAGAACAAGTCCATTGCAGAAAACGGGTTCATCAATTGGTGTTGGTGGAAGTGTAGCAGTAATGGGTAGTGGTAGTGCAGGCGGTAGAGTTGGTGTAATGGGTGGTAGTGGAAATACTGCAAGTTTTTCACAAGCAAATCCAAATGGACAAGTAGTAACACAATTAAGTGTTGATGGTGCTCAGCCTCAGCAAGTTGCACTGCAATCTCAGGCAAATGCAATTAATAATAACAATTTTAGTGATACAGATACGCAAGGTTTCCATCAATTGTATAATGGCAGACAGTATTATCAGAATCAGGCACTTTCTATTGATGGTAGGGTTGCAACAATGAATTACCTTTCTGATGTTCCTGAAAACGGTTCATTATATTCAATGTCACAAAACCTGAATTATGCTTTGAATAACGGTAATAAACTCACTGCAAATCAGCAATATGTTTATAATAATCTTGAGGCAAGTATGCACAATCTTGGTTATAATCTTACTTTAACAAGATATGACCATGAAGGAGCAATCAATGGATTATTACAATCAGTTGGTATAAATAAAAATTATGCACAACTTTCAGAAAGCCAATTACAAAGTGCATTAAAAGGTGTTTCATTCCAACAGAAATCTTTTGTTTCAACTTCATATAATGATTTTAAGAATGCTCCTGCTTCAAACCCATTTACTAGCCGTGCGGTAAAAGTTGTTTATAGTGCAAAGGCAAAGGCACAAGCAATGATGCCAGGAAATGGTCCGGGAGGTAAATTGGGTGAAATTATTCTTTCGGGTGCAAAAAATACATTCAAAATTTCAGATGTAAAATTTGATGGTAGACAAGCAAGGCACAAGGGTACACAATCTTATGGTGCTAAAGGTGTAACACTTTATGTTGATGTTGACTAAAGGAGGATATTATGGCAACAACAAAAAATAATAAGAAAAAGGAAGATGAAAGAGGCAGATGGGCAACTTACAGTAATTCAACTAAAAATGTAAAAATTCCGAGTGCTAATAAAAAAGCAATTGCAGAAATTAATAAGAAAAAGGGGAAATAAATTATGGGCAAGAGTAGAACTTCACCTTTATCTAAAACAAATTCAGCAATTGGAATTGGCGGTGGAATAGTTGGTGGTTCAGGCGGAGGAGCGAGAATCAGTGCAGGAAGCGGAGTAGGTGGTGCGAGTGCAGGAATATCTACATTGCAGACTCAGGGAATACCTCAACCTCAGCAGGTAAACGCAAATCAGCCTAATCCACAATCAATTCCAACTCCACAAGATGCGTTGGTTGATGCTTCAAAGGTTGCTTCAATTTACGGCAATAACACTGTAAGTATGTTTAATGGTATGACAGACGACCAAATGGCTCAGGCAGTAAAGAATTCAAGAAATGTTGATATGCCTAATCATATTGCAGATGTTTCTGATATAACACAAAACTTTACTTATGCTAATGGATTGAATGCAAAGCCAACTGTATTAAGCGATTCTGATTTTGATAATTATGTTAAACAGAATAAAATTGGTGCTAATGAATATTTACTCCGTGAAGTTGACCCTATTAGATTTAGTTCTAACGGTGTACAATTCACATATAGTGCTGATGATGTTACCGATATGTTCAAAACTTCAGATATTAATTATATTGGCGGTAAACATGGTGGACAGGCTTATGGTGCAGGAACATATTTTGCACAAGGTGACTTTAACTATGTAACGGGTTATGGTTCAGGTGCAGATGGTGTTGGGCATAAAACTATGGTTGCAGTTTTTGATAAATCAAAAGCAAGAGCAATAAATATGAGTGATATTCGTTCAGAATGGTCAACATTTAGTAAAACTCACGCTAAAACCGCAAGTGCAGTCAATAATTTACCTTCAAGTAGAACTCATGCGATTAAAGCCTTGCTGATGGGTTATAATGTTATAACTTCTCAGAGTGGTGGTTCGTTAAAGGGTTATGGTGAATATTACAATATTATCGACCGTTCAGCATTGGTTGTTCGTGCAGGAAATCGTAAATAATTTTAATGTGAAAATCTATAATTAAAGTAGGAGGATATTATGGCAAAAGCAAATGAAAAAGATATGGCGAAAGCATTGCAGGAGTCAATTTCAAAGGCTAATGATGGAAATGTCAAAAAAGCAAAGAAACCTGCTAAAAAAGCAGGTAAAAAATAAGGAGGATTAAACAATGAAAAAGAATTGGCTTACAGTAATTGGAATTCTTTTTATCGTAGTTGGTGTTGCAATTTCTTATTTTGCAAAATGGAAACTTGCAGATGTTTCAGGATTTGCCGTTACAATGTTCGGTGCAGGTTTAATGTGTGCTAACATTTGGAATAAACGAGATACAAGTATAAAAACTTGGTTATCTGTTTTATCGCTTGCTCTTGTTGGTGTTGGTGCTTTTATTGTTGGATTTGGTGGTGTTATTGCTGAATCATTAGTTACAACAATTGTTTCAAGTGTATTTGGATTTGTTGCGATTATTGCGGGTTTAATTATTCCTGCAATTGCTAAAAAGCAATAATCTGATACAACAATTAAAAAGGCTAGGAAATTAAATCCTAGCCTTTTATTTTTTATAAAACAGTAGATGAAGTGAGGCATTTATAGCCTTGTTTTTCAGCCTGCCTCATTGTGCAATCACCTTTACCTAAATACCAATAACTAGGTATAAAGCCTTTTTCAAGAAGATTGTCCACATGAAACAATCTCACGTACCATGAACCAAAATGTTTACGAATTGTCTTGTAAACATAAATCCCTCCATTAGCCTTAAAATCTTTCAATGCTTGTATTTGTTTTTCATTAAGTTTTGTCATAACATACTCCTTGTAAGTTCCCTTACATTTATAAATATAAAGCAAGTTATATAAAAAGTCAAGTAAATTATATAAAATATTTTACTTTTTTATAAACAATGTTATTATTGAATTATGGATAGTAAAACTTATTGGGAAACTCGTGGCAAAACAAAAGAAAGAATGGGTGATAAATCCATTGCAATTCTCAAAAGTGAATGCAAAAGATTGTATGAAATTTCGCTTAAAAACATTCAGAAAGAAATTGATGCCTTTTATGGCAGATATGCGGGAATGAATGGTCTTTCAATTGCTGATGTACAGAAAAGATTAAATCCTGATGAATTAAAATCAGCCAAAATTGAAATTGCCAATTATTACAATCTTGTAAATAAACTTGCAAAAGATAATAAAGGAAAAATCAATGTTAAATTATTGCGTAAATATAAAGAGGAATTAAGACTTCAATCGGCAAGAGCATATATGTCAAGATTGGAAGGATTAAAAAATTCACTTAGATATAATCTTATTGATTTGGGATTCAGGCAGGAAATAAAGTTTAACAATGAATTATCCAAATTGTGTGAAAATATACATTCTTACACAAGTTTTGATGTTGATAAAACACTTGGATTCAGTGCGGGCTATAGTGCCATTCCTGCAAATAAAGTTGAATATCTTGTAAATGAAAGATGGCTGGGTGAAAACTATTCAGACCGTATTTGGAAAGATAAAAATAAACTGCTCGATAACATAAACAACACTTTTTTGCAGGGAATAGCGAGAGGGCAGAACTCTGTAGTTATTGCTCGTGAAATTGCAAAGAATTATGGCACTTCATTTTATAATGCTGAAAGATTGTGTATTACAGAATCAGCACATATAACAGAATCCGCAACAATGGAAAGTTATAAAGAACATGGCATTGATGAAATACAATTTGTTGCAACACTTGATGCTCATACTTGCCCTATTTGCGGTGGTATGGATAATCAGCATTATTCAAGAAAAGAGGCAATGACGGGTGTAAATTATCCGCCAATGCACCCAAATTGCAGGTGTACAACAATTGCTTATTTTGAGCCTGATGAAATTGATGCTATGTTTGATGAATCTGAAAGAATAGCAAGGGAAGATGGAGTTGGTGAATGGTATGAAGTGCCTGCTAGTATGAGTTATGCACAATGGATAAATACAGTTGTAAAATAAATACTTTACAATTTATGTACTTATGTTATATTATATGAATATGAATGAGGGGATTAATTGGTTTAGATGCAAGAAATGTAATAAACCTTTATTAAAACTTACTGATAAATCAGTGGTGATAAATGAAATATATTGCAGGCATTGCAAAATATCTTTTCAAGTTGAGATAAGGCAAGGTACTGTGATAAAAAATGATGAAATAAAATGAATTAAACTTGGAATCTAAAAGGTCAATGGTTTATAGCCATTGACCTTTTTTATTTATATCAAACTCTAAAGGGGTAAAATTATGGCTACTGAACCTAATCAGGAAGTTGAAACACCTACAACTGAAAAGACGGTGGAAACAAAAGTTGAAACACCTGAAACTGTAAACAATGGTGGAAATGGTAGTGCAGAAAATCCAAATCCTGCACCGTATAAAACATTTGCTTCAAAAGAAGAATTTGATAAGCATAGTGCGGGAATTCTTAATTCAGCCAAAAACAAGGCAGAAAAAGAATTGTTAGCAATGCTTGGTCTGAAACCTGATGAGAAAGACAAGTTGGCAAAGTTCAAAGAGGCTTATGATAACACACTTTCAGAATCAGAAAAGCAGGCACAAAACGTTGAAAATCTTACTAATGAAGTTGGTGTTTTGAAAAGTCAACTTGCAGAAAAAGATGCAGTAATTCTTGCGTTGAGCAAATTGACGGGCAAGAACTCGACCGATGTAGACAAATATGTTCGCATGGCAAAGGGTCTTGTTGATGAGAATACAACAATTGAATCAGCACTTGAGCAAGTGCTTGGTTTTATGAAAAAAGATGATGAAAAGCCTGCAACACCAAAAAGCGAGCCTCTAAAAGAACCTTCAACTGATAAAAAAGTGGATAACCCATTTGAAACGGGAAACCTTACAAAGCAGGGTGAACTCATTAAATCAGATAGGGAGAAAGCAAGGGCGATGTATATGGCAGTTAATGGTAAAGCACCATCTTGGTAATTTTGCATTTTTTTATTATTAAAGGAGTATAAAAATGGCAGTAACAAAACTTGCTGATATAATTCAGCCTGAATTGTTTGCTCAGTATGTTATTGATAAGACTACTGAAAAAAGTGAAATTATGAATGCAGGTGTTGTTGAAAACAATCCTGAACTTAACCGCCTTATTACGGGTGGTGGTACAATTTTAACGATGCCTAAATGGAATGACCTTGGCGGAAAATCGCAGGTTCTTAATGACCAAAATCCAATCACTGTAAACAACATTACAAGCAAGTCTGAATTGGCAACTTTGCTTATTCGTGCTAATGCTTGGGGTGCTCATGAACTTGCAGGTGCTCTTGCAGGTGACGACCCAATGAAAGCAATTGCAAGCCGTGTTGCTGATTGGTGGGTTCGTGATGAAAAATCTAACATCATATCTATCCTTAATGGTGTGTTTGCTTCATCAAGTATGTCAGGTCTTGTACATGATATTTCAGCAGTAAGTGGTGCAAGTGCAATTTCAGCAAATGCCGTTCTTGATGCTAAGCAGAAAATGGGTGATGCAAGCGACCTTCTTTCAATGATTTATATGCACTCTGCAACATTTACTGAACTTCAGAAACAGAATGTAATTCAGTTTATTCCCGTTGCTGAAAGCAAAATTTCAATTCCAACATATCTTGGTTATCGTGTTGTATGTGATGATTCAGCACCTGTCGATACAAGTGGTGCAACACCTAAATATACAACATATCTTCTTGCTCGTGGTGCTATTCAGCGTGGTATGGGTACACCCGTTGACCTTACTCAGGTTGAAACAGACCGTGATTCACTTGGTTCAACTGATTACCTGATTAACCGTCAGGCTAAGGTTCTTCATCCAAAGGGAATTTCTTGGATTGGTGGTGCAAACATCACTGGACCAACACCTTCAGATACAGAACTTGCTACGGGTACAAATTGGAATCGTGTATCTGATATTAAGAAGATTGGTATGGTTAAACTTGTACATACACTCTAAAAAGGTGGTGAAATATGGGTTTAAGTGCTTTTAATGCAATGCGGGCAAGAATGAAAGCAGAGGCAAAGGCACTTGGTGAAACAAGTGCTGATGTTGAAGTAAAAGAAATTAAGCCTGCTGAAACTGAAACTTTGGTTGAACCTGCAAAGGAAGAAGTTAAAGATTCTGATAAAGAACCTGAAACTAAGAAAACCGATGCTGAAAAACTGAAGAAAAAGAAGGAAGTGTAAAAAATGGCAGACGGCAATGATGAAAACGAATTTGATTACCTCAAAACCGTTAAAGTGTTACTTGGAATCAGTGATGATTCCGCTGATGAAATCCTCCAAATCTACATTGCTCAGGCTGAGCAAGGAATTCTGAATTATTGTAACATTAAAGAGTTGCCGTCTGCTTTACACTATACGTTATGTCAAATTGTTGTTGATTTATACAGAGAAAATACCGCTTTAAATAAAAGTGGTGCAGTTGTTGGTAACGTTTCGAGCATATCTGAAGACGGCAGAACTGTATCATTCAGCGGTGTTGAAAGCCTTAAAGTGCAGATGAATGATAAAATCACAAGATTGACCGAGTTAAACCGTTATAGGAAATTATACAGAATATGAGTGGATTTAACTTTGGGCAAATTGGTGATGTTTTATCAAAAGTTATGGATTCTGATTTTATTGATATAAAGCGGGATTCAGGCGGGAAATTGCAGGAAGTATATTCTAACATTCCTTGCCATCTAGCATTCAATTCAACTGATAATCCCGACCCAAATAGCGTTGATACAAAACCGATTATTCAAAGTATAACGGTTCATTGTGCGAATTGGGTTGATATTCAAAACAATGATTTTATTATTGGTAAAAGAATGGATAATCAGGGTAACTTATTAAAGGTTTACAGTGGAAGATGTGGAAACCCTATTGTTTCACAAGGCAGGCAGAAAGTTTTAATGACTATGTCTGCAACCGAGCCTGAAACTCCAACACCAACACCTCCAATTAATCCTGCTATAATTAAAATACAGTATTTTTCCAATGGTTCACCTATTCAAGATGAAATTGAAAAAACTATTGAAGTGGGAAGTTCATTTACAATCAATGCTCCTGCAATTGAGGGCTATCAGTTTGCTGATTGTTATGTAAATGGTATTTTGCAAGAATCGTCAACGGTTTTCATTGCTAGTGTTGATGAAGAGGGCTATACAATAATGTTTGAATATAGTGTTTCTGATATGCCTAATATGGCTAGATTCTTAGTTGATGGTTTATATACAACAGATGATGGGGATTTGGCTAATGGATGGCATCAGTACAAGAAAATAGATTTAGATTCAATAACAGAATCAGATAATGTATACACTATAACTTGTGATAATGTTGATTGGGTTCATCAGGATAACGGCAAAAAACTTTCAATCAAAGTTGGTACAAAACTTGTTCTTATACCTAGAAATATATTTGTGAAAGTTAATGAAATTCTTTCCATAGTTGGTGATAAAGTTACATTTACTGCAATTCCATATACACCAACTGAAGATGAATTAAATTCTTATGTATGCGGATGGTATGATTAATGGCAGGGAAATGGGGAGTTGATACCCGTGAATGGAAATCCTTTCAGGAAAAACTTGAAAAGATAAGCCAAAATTCAGGTGATGATTCACTTGAATATTTTTTGCGGGGATATATGGTTAATATGGCAGAAAGGGTTCTTGCCAAAACAAAACCTAGAACCCCCGTTGGAACTCCTGAGAGTACGGGAATTCCAAACTATGTAGGTGGTACACTTCGCAGGAATTGGCAGTTGGGAAAGATTCTTGTTGAGGGTAAAAAGATAAGTGTTGAAATCTTAAATCCAACGGAATATGCAACTGAAGTTGAATATGGACATAGAATTATGGGTGGTGAAGGGCATAGTATTGAAGTTGGTTGGAAAGATGGCAGATTTATGCTAACAACTAGCGTAAATGAAATAAGAGCACAAATGCCCATTCGGTTTGCTGAGGAATGGACGCAATTCTGTAAAAAATGGGGGTTGTAAATGATTGAATTAACGGGTGAAAACGTAAAGCAGGCAATCATTCAGCAACTTCTTAAAACTTTTCCTAATGTAAAAGTTTATAAGGAGGCTATAACTAATCCACAATATCCCCATTTTTTCGTTTATCAAATATCCGTTGTTGATACTGAAGAAAGAAAAAGTTATCACTTAATGTCTTATGCAATGGATGTGAGATACAGAGTAGAGTCCGACCCATCTACAGATTTGAAGTTGGAACAAAATCTTGATGATATGGGAATGAAACTCTTACAGAATTTTAACATAATTGCTTTTGGAGATGAAAAAATAAAGGTAAAAGAAAAAAATACAGAAAAAGTTGATGGAGTGTTACATTTTACCTTTAATGCTGATATATTGGGAAAGGAAATATCTGATGAAAAATCAGTAAAACAAAATAAATTAGGAGTGGTAATTTATGGCAAGTAAGTACAACACAATTGTTAAAAGTGTAACTGTAGTTCAGTTTACTTTTGATACGTTCAAAGAATTGTATATGTTTTTGGGTATGAAAGATATACAATGTAATATTAAGGATAGGATTTTAAGTGCTATAATCACACTTAATGATGGTTCAAAAAAGGCAATTGATAAGAATGATTATATTGTAAAGTATTCAGACGGTACTATTGAAACATATAAGCCTGATGAATTTAATAAAATATTTGTTGAAGTTACTACTTCAGCAACAACGGAGGTATAAAATGAGTGGAGGCGTGTGGCTTAGTCAGAACAAAACAAGACCGGGAGCGTATATCAATTTTAAGGCAGTTCCAAAATCAAAAATGACCGTTGGTGATAGAGGAATTGTCGCAATTGGTTTACCTTTATCTTGGGGTAAGAATGGTTCTTTAATTGAAGTTCTTTCAAGTGATATGCTTGATGAAAATTCAAAAAAGAAGGTTGGTTTTACTGCTTTTGACAGTGATTCAAAATTGCTTGCAGGTGCGTTGAACTATTGTTATAAAGCATTGGTTTACAGAATGGATGAAGGTGGTGTAAAGGCTAGTGCAACACTTGGAAATCTTACTGCAACTGCAAAATATGCAGGAACTTTTGGAAACAAAATTCTTGTAAGTGTTGTTGATAATGATAACACTACTTTCAATGTAATTACTTATGTTGATGGTGCGGTTGTTGATAATCAACTTGTTGCAACAATTAGTGAACTTGTAAACAGTGATTATATTGATTTTAGTGGTGATGGTGCTCTTGAGGCTAATGCAGGCACACAATTGGCAAATGGTGCTAATGGTACAGTAACCGAGAGCACTGCTTACCCTGCAATGTTTACCCTGCTTAAAATGGCAAGGTGGCAGACTTTGGCTTGTACTTCATCTGAAACCACAATAAAAGCAAGTGTCCAAACCTTTATCAGAACAATGCGTGATGATGAAGGAAGATATGTTCAGGCAGTTGTTGCAGATTATGATGGTGCAGATTATGAAGGTATTATCAATTCAATTAGTGGTGCAGTTATTGATGAAGTAACATTTACAAAAGAAGAATTTGTTGCCATTGTTGCGGGAATGACGGCAGGTGCTAACATAAATCAGAGTAATACTGCAATAGAAATTGTTGGTGCAACTTCTATTGTTGGTGAACTTGATGATGCAGGCATTAAAGAGGCACTTAAAAACGGTAAATTTGTTCTTTCTACTTCATCAAGTGGAAAAATCAAGGTTGAGCAGGATATCAACTCATTGCATACTTATTCATCCGATAGAAATTACAATTTCAGCAAGAACCGAGTAATCAGAACGCTTGATGAGATTGGAACATCTACAAAAATCACTTGGGAAGATTCTTACATGGGTAAAGTTGATAATAACCCGATTGGTAGAGGAATTTTCAAATCAGACCTTATTGCTTATGGTAAGGAAATGCAGAGAATTAACGCTATTCAGGAATTTGCAGGTGCAGATGATATAACCGTTGCTCAGGGTAATGATTTGGATTCAGTGCTTGTTGAATGGGGTGTAAAGCCGGTTGATTCTATGGAAAAACTTTACATGACTGTAAATGTAAGAAATTAATGGAGGCACAATATGTACATGAAAGCAAGTGATGCCATATCAGGCAAAGAAGGTTCACTGTTTGCAACAATTGACGGTAAGGTTGTTGAAGTTGCTGAATGTAAAAATATCAACGCTAAGATAACTAAAAACAAAACCGAGTTTAAGGCTTTGGGTTATCGTGGAACTCAGCATAAGGCAACGGGTTGGACTGGTACGGGTTCAATGGTTATTCATTATGCAAGTTCAAGATGGGCAAAAATGATGATTGACTATGCTAAATCAGGTAAAGATACTTACTTTAAGTTGGTTCTTACCAATGAAGACCCGACTTCATCTATTGGCAAACAGCAGGTAACATTGATTGATTGTAATATGGATGAATCAGAAATTGCCAAACTTGATACAGAGGCAGAATTTCTTGATGAATCAGCAAACTTTACTTTCAGTGATGTTGAACTTAATGAAGAATTTGGTGAATTATCATAATTCTTAAACGCATAAACCTCTATAAAATATCTTTATTTTTATAGAGGTTTATTTTATAATCAAATCAATACTTATTTATTTTTTGGAGGATTAAAATGAGTAAACTTGATGATTTTTTGGAAATGCCTGATGTTTCAGAAATCAGGGAAACTGTAAAAGAAGTTGTAAACGGCAAAGAATTTGAATTTGTTGTTAGACCTTTATTGCAGGAAGAACATTCTGAATTTCAGAAAAGAGCAAACAGTGTAAAGGGTAAAAATATTACTTTTGATTTAGGCAAGTATAATAGACTTGTTCTTGATACTTGTATTATTGAACCTAATTTTGCAGATGAAAAATTCTTGCAGAAAGTTAAATGTAATTCAGCAAGTGAATTCCTGAATAAGAAATTCCCCGCAGGAATTCTTGCAGATATTGCAGAAAAAATTCAGAAACTTTCAGGATTTGAGGCTCTTGAGGCTGATATTGAAGAAGCAAAAAACTAATAAAAGAGGATGGCGAAGCCTTATATTGTCAATTTGCCGTTCTCAAGTTACGTTGGCAACCTACACAATTTTCTAGGTTGCCACAAAAAGAAAAAGCATTTGTGATTGCCTGCATTGACAATCAAATCGAGGCAGATAAGCAGGCAGAACAAAAAATGAAGAGGTGAAACAATGGCTACAATCAATATGGTATTTAATGGTGTTGATAACGTATCGCAAATTGTTTCCAACATCAATAAACAAATGCAATTGACTGAAAAAACTGCGGGTAGATTATCTAGTAAATTATTAGGTATTAGTTCAGCATTGCAGATTTTTTCTTTTGTAAAAAATGGAGTTGATAAACTATCAAATTCTATATCAGGTTTAGTTGGTGAATATCAACATGAACTTGAAATGGAAACAAGACTTGCAACTGTAATGCAGGCTAGATTTGGTGCTAATGATTCAACAATTAGTGCCATGAAAGATGTATTAAAGCAACAAGAACTTGCAACGGGTTACTCTTATGAGATGTTGACGAATGGTGCTCAAGAACTCGCAACCTACATAACTGATGCAGAGACCCTGAAAGGTTTGATGCCCGTGCTTGCAAATATGGCTAAGCAGGGTGGTGTAAATTCAGAACAAGGAATGATGAGTTATGCCACAATGCTCGGTAAAGTTATGGGTGGTGATATGGGTGGTATGTCAAAACGTGGTTACATATTCACCGATGCAGAAAAACAAGCATTTAAATTAATGACTGAAGAACAAAAACTTGCTTTTATTACTAAAACTGTAAATGAAAGCATAGGTCAACAAGCAGGAATGCTAAATGCCTTAAATACTCAATCCGTGCAAACGTTATCAATACAAATGGACAATGTACGCAAATCTCTTGGTGGTGCGTTAAAACCTTTTATGGATTTTTTCAATCTCGTAACAATGAAATGGAAATTAGCATTTTATGAAGACATATTAAAAGGATTACAATTTATTCAAAAACACATAAACGGTGTTGTTATCGCTTTATATGCGTTAGGTGTTGCAATTGTTGCATTGGGTGTTTACTTTGCAATTCTTAAAAGGGAGGCAATAGCAAGTGCTATTTCAAGTGCTATTGCTTGGGCAGTTGCAAATGCACCATTATTAGCAACTATTGCAACAATTCTTTTAATTATAACCGCCATTGGTGTTCTCCTTGCCTATTCTGAAAAAACATTCCCCGCTATCGGTGGTATTATTGGTGGTGTTGCAGGTATAGCAAAAGAAGTTGGTGCTCAGATTAAATATTATTTCGGAATGGCTATTGAAGGTGTTGTAAATGGATTTTTAAGATTCAAACAAACACTTATTAATGTATTTGTTACTGTTTTTGATACACTTTTAAGCGGTGTTGAAAAGGTTGCAAAAGCAATGGACAAAATATTTGATACTTCACTTGCTGATAAAATATCAGGATTTAGAAGTCAATTACAAGCAATGGCAGGTGAAGCGAAAGAATTCAAATTAGGTTGGAGTGATGATAGACAAGGCTTTGCAAATGCTTGGAAAAATGGGCAAGAGGCAGGTTCTCAATTTGGAAGTGAACTTTCCGATAAATTGCAGGGTGGCATTGATAAAATGACTAGCGGACTTAAAAAAGCAGTTGGTGATGGATTATCAGAACAAGGTGACCAATTCAAATATGCTAGTGATGGCTCATTACTTGTATCAGATACAAGTTCAGTTGATATTGCTCAAGATTATAAAGATTTACTTTCAGCAAAAGCAACTGAAAGATTTTTCCTTAAACAATCTAATATTAAGCCTGAAATAAATATTGAAATGAATGGAACAAATGTAACTGCTGAAGATGTGCGGGATAAGGTTGCATCGTATATTAGTAGCATTACGAATACAATAACTGAAGGTCTTTATGGTAATGGGGTTGAATAATGGAACTTTATAAACAAGACAGTTTTATTCCAATTTATATTACACTAACTTACAATAAATATAACACACTTAAATTTCCAATTAATCCTGAAGTATTGAAAAAGGTAATACCTAGTTCAAGTGAAACTGTAAATATTGTTGGAACGGGTGAGGTTAGTATTCCTCAGACACCTAAACTTGCAGAAATGACAATCGACTCATTCTTTTGGCAGGAGTTATCTACATTAGTGCCTCCTGCTCTTTATGTGAATTGGTTGGAAGAATGGCAGAAAAGCAAAAAGCCTGCTTTTATGGTTGTTACTAGATTTAACTTTTCAATGTGGGTTACTTGTGAAAACTTTGAACATTCGATTAAAGCGGGTGAAGAGGAAGATGTTTATTATACTTTAAGCCTGAAAGAATATCGGCATTATGGAGCAAAAAAGATTAAGGGAAATTCAAACGGTAAACTTGTAAACGCAATAAATACTGTTATGAGTGCAGTTGGAAAATATGCAGGATATACTGTTTGTGTTGATATTCCTCGACCTAGCAGGACTTCAAATAAAGAATCAATTTATAATCCTTATACTGTAAAAAAAGGAGATTCACTTTCAGGCATAACTAAAAAAATTACGGGTAAAACTGAAAATTGGAATGATTTATATATTCAAAATAAAGAATCACTTGGTGAAACAATACTTTCAGATGGACTTATTGTAGGCACAAAATTAACTTTACCTGATAGTTGGGTGAATAATAGTTCATACAATATTGTAACGCTAGAGGGTAATAATATATGAAAATAGATATGAAAATTATTGGCGAAAAAGAAGGATTTGATGTTTCCGAACTTGCCTATGAAATAGATTACTCAACTTCATTAAAAGGATATGCGGGCAAATTAACTTTTAAGTTAAGAAAAGACCCAAATGATATTCTCAAAATTGCTTTAGGGGATGTGGTAGAATTCTGTTATGATAATTTGCAAGTATTTAAGGGTTTTATTTTTACCCTTTCAACAACTGAAGAGGAAGAATACTCTGTTGTTGCATACGACCAAATGCGTTATCTACAGAATCACGACTATTATTTTACTGATGGAACAATGAGTGCTAGTGATATATTTCTCGACATTTGTAATAAAGCAGGTTTTAAATCTATAAATAAAACAATCACTGAACCTTTTAAAGTTATAAATAAATCAGGTACTAAAGTTAGACCATATACTTTTCAAGATAAAACTTATTTTGAAATTCTTGAATGGGCAATAGAAGAAACCCAAAAAGGTAATTATAAGATTTATAAAAATGCAAAAGGTGAAGAAGTTATAAAATATGAAATTGAAGAAACATTATCAAATACAATTTTAGATAAATTATGGAGAGGATTTCATTATTACATTAGGGATAATTTCGGTGTTCTTGAATTTAAATCTTTAGGAAGTAATTTAAAATTATCAGTTCAAGACTTAAAGTCTACTGAACAATTCATGGATAATGAAACGCTTGTAATTGGCGAGGAATCATTACTGATGAATTATGAATATTCCATTGATATTGATAAAGATACTCATAATGAAATTATTCTGATGTCTGAAACAAATGAATCCATTAAAAATGAAAAAGATAAAAAAGAAAAAGTAAAGAAATTAGTTTATGCTACTCAGGGAGATAGCGTAAATAAATGGGGTAGATTAAGAAAGATTGTTACAGTAAAAGAAGGTGCTACTGAAGAACAATTAAAAAACTATGCTAAACTTATTCTCGATGTTGAAAACAACCCAACAAAAACCTTAAAATTAACCTGCTTAGGTTATAACGGATTATATGCAGGAAATGCCTTTGCTTTAAGATTGAAAAGTGTGGGCATTAATGATATTCCCGTATATATTTTATCAGCCGTGCATCATTATAACGGTGATAATCATACTATGGATTTGGAAGTTACAACTGAAGGTAACTTTCCTGAAGGATTGTAATTATGGGTAATTTTGATATTGAGGCACAAAACTTTATCAATGCCATTAAAAAGATGGTGAAACAGAATAAACCTAACACTATGATTTATGGAATTGTTAAAACAATAGACCCGTTAAGTATTGATATTGGAAATGGAATTGTCTTGCCTAAAGAGTTTTTGTTTTTAGGTCAAATGTGTAGACCTCATAAAGTAAAAATTCCGCATACCCATATTCTTGATACTCATTTTACAGAAACTTCACCCTCTATTGGTAGTATTGGTGCAGGAACTATTGCGGGAACTACTTTTGAACAAGCACAATCAGCACTTGCAGAAAGTACAATGGTGACTTATAAAACACTTGATGAAAATGGAGATGAAGTTACAAATACTATATCTAAAAAGAATCTTGGAAGAAGTTCAATATCAACAAGTATTACAGTTAGCGGGCAGGCAACGATTGTTGATGATTCCGTTATGATTACAGATAGTGAGCATAAGCACATAATCAATAAACAAATAACAAAAGATGTACATTTTCCAAAATCCGATTATGAGGAATGTGTTATACTAGAGATAGAACCTAAATTAAAAGTTGGTGATACTGTTTTAATGTTTGCATTTAACGATTATCAGAAATATTATGTTGCTGAAAGGATTGAGGAGGAATAAATGGAATCTCAGATAACACCGCAAATTGATAACCAATTAGTTGGTAATTCTATTCAATATAGACAACCTAATTTTACTTACAGAATTGGTGAAAACACTGTAAATGGTAAAATTTCAGATAGTCTTGAGGCAGTAAAGCAGGCAGTTAAATGTATTCTTGAAACTGAAAGATATTCAAACCCTATTTATGGCGATGATTATGGAATTGAGTTGGAACAATACAAAGGTGCAGATTACGGTAAAATAGTTGCAGGCATCGAAACAACTTTAAGAGATGCTTTATTGCAGGATGATAGAATAACTGATGTTAGAGTAACAAATGTTGAAAGACTTGATATTGATTCCTGCAAGGTTGAATTTGATGTTTATACTATTTATGGTAATTACAAGGAGGATTTAAATGTATAGTGATGGAAATTCTTTTGCTGAAATTCTTGATAGAACTTTAAGCAATGAACTTTTGACGGATATGGATAAAAGGGAAGGTTCTATTGTTTATGATACACTTGCACCAGTTTGTATGGAACTTGCTGATGCCTATGTTAAAATGGATATTCTTGAAAGTCAATTAAGTTTACTTACTGCAACGGGAACTAATCTTGATAATCGTGCTTATGAGCAGGGAATGAAAAGAGAGCAGGCAACACAAGCAGAAAGAATTGGAACTTTCAAAAAATATCAAGTTGATGAACAAACGGGTGAATACATAAAAGATGAATTGGGTAATAAGATTCTGATTGATATGGATATTCCTGAAGGAAGCAGATTTGTTTCACCTGAAAATGATAGCATTATTTATGAATTCATTGGTAAAGATGATGAAGATGAAAATATTTTACAATGTGAAACTTATGGAACTGTTGGAAATGAATATACGGGTACAATCTTACCTTTAACCGCAATTCCTGATTTAATTGAGGCTAAAATAACGGGTACTCATATTCCCGCACAAGATACTGAAAGTGATGATGAATTAAGAACAAGAGTTATTAACAAACTGAATTCACTTTCATTCGGTGGCAACATTGATTCATACATTGAAAAAGTAAGTAGTATTGATGGTGTTGGAACTTGCAAGGTGTTTCCTGCTTGGCAGTATAATGGTTCAGTTTTACTTTCAGTTGTTGATAGTAATTATGAACCTATTACAGAATCTTTTGCCAATAGAATTAAAGAGGAAATTGACCCTGAAGAATCTAGCGGGCAAGGTGTTGGATTTGCACCAATTGGGCACTATGTAACAATTACAACACCCGTTAAATCAAATATCAAAGTTCAATTTCATCTTGATTTAGAGGCGAATGTAAGTGCAGGTAATGTTCAGGAAGAATGTGAAAGAAGAATTGAAGAATATTTTGATTCAGTAAGGCATAATTTTGGGCAAGATAATACATTAGGAATTTATCGTGCAAGAATTATTGATACGATTATTGAAATTCCTGAAGTTTTGAATATTACAAATGTTTTACTGAATGATGTAGATGCCGACATTATCTTTGAAGATAAAGGTTTGCTTGAACATCAATATTTGCCTTATTTATCGGAGGTTATAATTGATTAATTATGTAAAACGCTATGAGCCTAAAGTTGTTCAAAATAATGATGAAATGAATAATCTTTACGGTGTACATAAGCAGGAAGTTGAAAGATTACATGGTTCTTTAAATCAGATGAGATTAAATGCTTATATTCAAACTATGGATATAAAGCACATTAAATTATGGGAAAAGATACTTAAAATTAAGGCTGATGAATCATACACCCTACTGCAAAGAAGGGGAAATGTATTAAATACCTTACTTTTTAAGCCACCGTTTACAAGGCAAAGATTGAATGATACATTATATAATGTATGGGGTGCAGGGAATTATCAATTTGAAATATATCCTGATGATTTTAGGATAATTATTGATATTAATACTTTTGACCCAATCATTTACTTGCAGTTTACAAAATTGGTTAGAAGAATTATTCCCGCAAATATGTATTTAATTTTTTCAATTCAATATACATATTTGTTTTTACAACGAAATAAGACTTATAATCAATTGCAGGAATTAACTTATCGGGAATTAAGTCAATATAACAATGAATAAAATATAAGGAGTAAAAAATGCAATATAGTTCAAACTATCACATGAATAAACCTGAATTGGCAGAGCAATACAGACTTAGTCATTGGAATGAAAATACAGATACTATTGATTCAAATTTAAAAAGAATCGATGATTTGGAAGGTAATATTCAGAATATTACAGACCCAACTTTCAAGACTGCATTGCTTAATTTCTGTTACCCAATCGGAAGTCTTTATTGGAGTTCAAAAGACACAGACCCATCTGAACTATTCGGAGGTACATGGATACAAATTAAGGACAGATTCATTTGGGCTAAAGGTGATGAGGACACTGTTGATGATACAGGCGGTTCAAAAACCGTTCAATTAACCGTAGAAAATCTGCCTGCACATAACCACACATTCAGCGGAACAACAGGAAACGTAACTGGTACTAGTTCTACTTGGACACACAGTCACGGTATGCAATGCTACTATGGAAATGCGTATTCTGACGCAAGTGTTTGGTCTTACAGATTTGCAGAAAGTTCTAATGCAGAACATAACTATGTGGGCGTTAAGTATGTTGATAGCGTTAACCTTCAGCACACCCATACATTTAACGGAACAACAGGCTCAATAGGTAACGGAACTGAATTCCCAATAATGCCACCTTATGTGGTCAAGTATTGTTGGGAAAGAATTTTATAATTTTACTTTATTAAAATAATTTAATATATTATAATCATAAAAGAGAGGTAAAGCATGATTGTTAAAATTGAAAGGGCAGATGGCGAAACTGAAATTTTCAATACAAATAATTACAGAATCAGCAAACCAAAAGATTTTCACCCTTTAATTTGTACAGTAAGTGTTTACGATAACGGTGTAAAAATCAAAACTGTAAAAAGACCTTTTAAGTTTTTTTACAAACATTTTATATTTAAATCAGAAAAAATTCAAAAACAACTTGCTGAAATAAACAAAAATGAAAAAATGGAGGCAACAAAATGATTTATATGTTTATCGTTTTGTTGTTTATTTCATTTTCATTTTCAGTTATTTTTTACGTTCTTTTCAAGAATACTTCTGATGAACTTGAAGAAACAAAACACGTAATGAATGAAATCATAAACACGAATCATGTGCTTATGCAACAACTTGATAGCCTGCATAAGGAAGAAAAGATAAAGGCAGACAATAAAAAGGTGGAAAATGAAAAAATCAATAATTTACATGATGGCGATACTGTTGCCAATGTTATTACCGTGTTGTCAAAGTGCAAAAACAGTTCAGACTGAAAAAACTCATATTCCTGAACTTGAATTTCCCATATTTCCTGAAGCAGAAAATCTTGTGCAAAATGGAGAAAAAATTTCAGGTGAAGCAGAATGGTTTATTCGTCTTGCTGAGTTTAAGATTAAATATGAAAAGGTAGTTAAAGATTATAATATGATTAAAGATATGTATGAGGTAACTAATGAACGCTGATTCCGTAAATAACATCACTTTAAGTGGAATTGTTGCATTTATTGTCGCAGTTGGTGTTTTATCAGGATTTTTTGGAAAATTTTTTTCTCAAATTTATAAAATTAAACAACTTAGCGAAAAGCAAAAAGAACTTGAAGACAGAATGGATAAATATGAAATTAATCAAAATAAACAGAAAACTGAACTAATTGATAAAGTTGAGGAAACTAACAATGCAGTAAATCTTATTTGCTCAGCAGTAAGTGCCTTAATTGATGATTCTTTGCAGGATAATCAGGAATCAAAACAACGATTGAGAGAAATTAAAAATAAACTTGACAATAAAAAGGAAATTGTATGAAAAATCTTGATATAGAAATTTCTGAAAAAGTTGCAGAAGAAGCGGGAAAACAAATACTTCAACTTAAAAAAGAAATCGAACAAGATAAAAATGCACATATATCTTTACTTGAAGATATTTTATCAGATGCAAAAGAACAAAGAAAAATTTTAAAATCCATTTGTATTTCACTTTTCATTATCCTTTTCATGGTTATTATCGGCTCATTTGGTTTAAGTCTTTATAATCAGAAAATCTTAAAGGATTGTACAGTTGAAAATACCGAAAAGATTTTTGAGTTTATATCAACTACAGATTTTAATTCTAGCGTTGAAATGATTACAGATAATGATTCTGAAAACAATGGTAATTTATCAATTACAAAATAAGGTATAAAATATGAGTGTTAAAATGAAGGTGAGTAAAAGTATTTCACCCAAAGATAAAAGTAAAATTAAAAGAACTATATCTAACACTGTTTCTATAAGGACTGATGGAAATAAAATTCTGTCTGTTAGTAGGAGCAGGAATGTCAAAAATAATAAAAAGCATAAATAATTTTTTCAAGAAAGCAATTAAAAAAGATATTGATAAAATTAATAATGAAATTGTACTATCTGAAAGACAACAAAAAATATTTGAAATGTTTTATATAAAGAAACAAAACATTGATTTTATTGCTGATTCGTTATGTGTTTGTAAAATGGTTGTAAATAATGAATTAAAAATAATCAGGAATAAAATAGCAAGAATTCTTGAATTAGAAGAATAAAAAAGACCTGAACTGCCAACGACAATTCAGGTCAAAGGAGATGTATGAATTACTTTTTTAATTCCCTGTGTTTCAGCATAGCGTCTGCAATATTATAGCATGATTCAGCAACTTTATTTAAGTCTTCACGGTTTTGCATCAGGTATTCACCCATGCCTGCAAGTGCCTGCCCTGCAAGATAATCCCGCAATGTAAATTCATTCACTTTCGTTACCATTGATTGAATTGCTCGCATTGTATGTTGTTCTTCTACAGTCATTTAGTAACCCTCTACCAAATAGTTAATGCAAATTCAATGACCTCTTTTATATCAGATGAATTCATTTTCCCGTACTACCAAAACCGCCTGCACCACGTT